CGCGAGGCCTATGAAGAGCTAGCGCGCATTCATGAGAGCGAGCAACAGATGCACGTCGAATCGCGCGAAAACGCCAAGGCGCTGCTCGAGTGGATGCAATCAGTGGATGTCCGAATTATGGCCGTAGCCGTGGACGTGGGTATGATTAAGGGTAATATTTCTAAGGCGCTGAAAGATGCGCATATTATAAATAAAAAACATATGTTTCAGCAAGGGGGTTAGAAAATGAATGAGATATTAGCGTTATTGAAGTCTTTAATGCCTGTAATGTTACCTGAAGTTGAAAAGGAATTAGATTCTGTTGCTATGCCAGCATTACAGAACCTAATTGCCAATTCTGCAGCCAGCTCTGATGTGAAGGTAATTGAGAATGAATTAGCAATTGCTTTGCAGGCCATCGCGGATAAATTACTTCCTACTCTAGTAAAATAGTGGGAACTGAGCCGGTTATTACAAATCCCGTCGCGACATTTTTAAATACTGTCGTTGGCGGGCTTTTGACTGGCATAACGGCTCCGGCGATCGACTTGGCGGCGGAAGCGGCTTTTCCTTTACTCGGATTTCCTATTATAAAAGAAATATTTGAGTACGCCATTAAAGAGCTAGCCGGTCAAATATCAATAAATATCCAGGACGGAATTGTCTCGATTGTGATTAATATTGAGACCAATAGTGAGCTCCACAATTTACTATCTGTATTGGCGGCCGTGAACGCGGCACACAAATCGGGGAACGCGAATGATATTGCTAAGGCCATTGATGATGCAGGAACGGCTTGGGACAATCTTGGTCACTTTGATGGCATTGCTGTTCCTAAGTAATTGCGCGACGGCGCCTATAACTGACAGCTCTTGGTGGGGCAGTGAGGCTACTGATGGTGCTGAGGAATTTCACGTCTTGACTGCTGAGCATCGGCATCTATCCATGGAAGAAGTCATGATGCTCTGGAATGATTTATCTAGACCCGTAGTATGCACTTATGCCGATACTTTCGCTGATTGGAAGGCCACGATAGAAAAACTATGCTCATATTCGGGTGACTGTACTTTTGAGGGGCAACAAAAGGCTGCTATTTTTTTTCACAAGATAATGAATCGCGGTAAATAATGGCAAACGCTCAAGTATATCCTGCTCAGTTTCTAGCTTATAATAAACAGTTAAACAAAAACGTTATACTTGTATTGAAACTCGATGGTTATTCGACGCTTCTTACGAGTGGGCCAATAAGCGGTTTATCGGCTCATTTTTATGGCGACGCTGGTCTCGTATACGGAGCGACAGGAGTCACCTATGGTGATGGATCTAGTGTAAATGCTCTTCAGGTTTTCGATCTAGAGAATTCATCGGTAACGATTTCACAGACGGTCGAGCCGGAGCAGGGCCGGGGTAGCGTCTCCACAATATCATTGGGATTCGTCGATCTGACGGTAAATGGTCAGCCAACGATGAGTAATCTTATCGCGCCAGGAATTGTGCTGACTGAAATCCTGGGAACGAAGTGTAATTTATATTTAGGTTTTTCCGAGAGTAGTTATCCTGATGATTATCTACTTCTATTTCGTGGATTTATTAGCGGTGTCGATTCAGTGGCTGGAAAGATTACGTTTCAACTGTCGGACATTAATATGTTCCGCCGCCAAGATATTTTCTCTGATATCGGAAATGTTTATCTCACGCAAGGCCTTCCTTCTGTCTCGACGCTACCAATATTTATGCAGATATCCGCCGATCCCTTTGCGGCAGGATTCTATGAGCAAATAAAGGGCCCCGATGGGACGTATGACTCGACCGTCACTTGTTATATAATCGTCGACAGCGAGGTTATTTCCTATAATCCGGGAAGCTTCATAACGCTGAATAACTTTACGTCTCCAATAAACAACGGTAATCAGGCTGGAGGCGCAATTACTATCGTTCAGGCGAATCGTGGCCAGCGAGGGACATCGGCCGATAGCCATGCCGTTGGCGCTACCGTGACGGCCGGGATTCAATTCGGTCCAGATCATTTTATTAATATTGCTCTAAAACTTATGCTCTCTGGTTGGAACGGCCCCTGGGTGACGGGGATTCCGCTTCTTAGTCTCGGGGTGAGTATAGATTCCAACGTCTCGCCGTTTGATTTGATCGTCTTTCCTTCTGGAGTGGATGTAATTCGTGATTTTGGGGTTTCGATTGGTGACTGGGTCACTATCTCTGGAGCTACGAATCCGACTAATGATGCGACGGAAGCGATAGCTTTTATCACTGACTATAATGGTGAGGTAAACAACGCGATCATTATTAGTCAGGGCAATAGCGGTTTTATCTTCACGCCTGAAAGCACGACTCTGGCCACAATCGCATTTAGATCACAGTTCGATACTTACCCTATATACGCTGGCAATCTCTTGTCTCCAAACGATGTGGACGTTCAGGGCCATATATCATTGCGCGATAATTTCTTTGGTTCTCAATTGAATGAGATGCAATTCTATATAACTGCGTCAGAGAGTTGTAAGGACTTTATTGAGTCGGAGCTATATCTCCCCGCTGGCTGTTATACAGTGACTCGATTTGGTCGACTTTCTGTAAATGCCACGCACGCGCCCTTGAATGCTGCCGATGCTACGACGTTGACTGCAGATAACGTGATCTATCCGGAAAGAATCAAAACATCGCGCGCCATTAATAATCGAAAACTCTGGAATGAGATCGATTGGTCCTATGATTATGATGATCAAGGAAACTTCGATAGTCTCTATTTTGCTCTCGATTCGGTCTCGATTAATAATATTGGTCTGGTTCAAATCCTTCCAATTACTTCTAGAGGAATCAAATCTGCTCTGGGTGCTGCCCAGATCGTCCCCCAACGCTCAAGCTATTTATTGGGTCGTTATTCTATAGGTGCCACACAAGTCGAGTTAATGACGAATATGCAGGTTGGCGCAGAGATTGAAACTGGCGACGTGATTTTGTTGATAGACAATGGAACGCTTCAGATTTCAAATTTCGTGACCGGTCAAAGAAATCTGGGAAGCCAATATTGGGAAGTGATCAATCGTAGGCTGGATATTAAATCTGGCACGACGTCTCTTACGCTAATTAATGGCGTAGCTCCGCAGGGCGCGCGCTTTGGGCTTATTACCCCTAGCTCTGTTGTCGCTCCTTCAGGCTCAACCATATTGAGGCTTGGTTCTGGAGGAAGTTTCGGCTGGCAACCCCTTGAATATGAATATTTAAAATGGCAGCCTTTTATCGGGCAAAATCTTATACTGCATGATCCTAATTATATTGCGGTAAGTGCGTGCAACCTCACGGCAGTATCGGTGACAGGTAATTATTTAACCGTCTCTGGGTTTGGCGGAACACCATCATCGGCGATGACTACTCTTGATTTGGCAAATTATCAGTCCGGTGCATCCGCTGTTTTCATTCAAGATACATATGGGTTTATCGATAATACGGCCGCTGTTACTGGTTCAATAAATAGCACTTCGTTTGGGATCGCCGCTTCGGCATTGCCATATATTAAGATTGGATTACCGATCTATGTGCATTCGAGTGATTATTCGGTGCTTTCGAATGAAAGTCTCGTGACCAATATATCTGGCTCGACCATAACGGTCGCTCCTCAATTTACATCGAATTATGCATCGTCTGCTACGCCATTAACCCCTGCCGCAGGATATCTTGTAGAACTGGGCGCGATGCCAGATGGCAGCCAACCATTTAGAATCCTCTAGGAGATAATATGACAGCAGTAACCCCATTTAAGGCAGACCTTCAAACAGAAGAACTTCGCACGTTCGCCGCGATTAGCGAGAGCACGATGCAGAAGCTGGGCGCAGATATAAATTTTATAAATAATAGATATTATGGTCGCGCTAATTTTGATTATTTAAATTATGGAAACCAAGAAGTTTTTGGTACAGGGATTAATAATGGGAATGGCGCTCTATGTGTATTCGATTTCAACGCCATTATATTCAATGCCTGGGCATATGCTGTATATGCGAATGGTCAATCGGCGGTTATTTCTTACGATATAAAATATGTTTCTAATTCATTTACAGCTGCTAGTGGGGCTTCGATCTTCTATCAAAAACCATCTTTAAATTTGGCAGCAGCAACGGGATCTTCGCCAGTATATTTTGGCGTCAATAGTGCGACGAATTCGGGATTATATACTTTGCCGATTTTTGCTAAGACGTTCAATACGGGTGCTTCTGCCGCTACTTTTTCGGCAAGCGCCGGTGGTGCTTTGATTGCTAATGTAAATATTTTTGGTGGTGGCGGTGGTGCTGGAGCCAGTGGCACTAGTATTTTTAGTGGGTTCGCTGCATCCGGAATATCAGCGCTTGGAATCGCTTGTCATTATTTAATTGCTAATTAATTTAAGTTTTGATTTGAATGGGATCACTTTCGCTTTTTTACACCTGCCGACGACAGAGACGGTGTCAGTAGGAATATCGAAGGCGTGACCGTTTTCGTCGACGCATGAGTACCAGGTGTTTCCCATTTCGCGAAAGCTATCTATGATTTTACATTTAATGAAATCATCGTCAGTGACTTGTTTTATATAAATAAACTCACCGAGCCATCTAGATTTCATGCTCCTATTTTACCATTGTGATGGGATAGGAATTTAGAAAATTATCGCGTGTAAGAGTGAGGCTCCGCTATTCCTTGAGTTATTTCGCGGAGCCTCACCGAACGAGATTGCTAGAAATTAATAAAATTTAATGCAGATAATAACGGTGCGGTTCCACAATTCTCATCTATGTAAGCATCGCTATAGCTGCCATCGCTATTATAACCACCTGAAATATAATGATCAGTATAGTTCCACAAATAAGCATCGTTCTGTTTTCTTTCAACGACTCCGAAGCCGTGCCAACACTGAATAAAATATAAAGCACCACCAATGTCCCAATTAAAGCTGTTTGCATCTATATTCCATCCAGAGAATTGGTTTTGCATCGCTGCCGCCGCCGCACTCTCCCAGGTATAAGGAGGCGGAATACTCATTAGATTCTTGGGAACATGAATTGTATTAGCGCTAAGAGGGTCCCCGTTTGCAAGGTGGCAAGTGAAGTCACAACCACTTTCTCGATAATGAATTGCTCCCACCACTTGCCAGGGCATGCGATATCTCTTCGCCACGATCTGATATCGATCCATATTTTGACGCACAAGAGAAGCTGCGCTATCAACACCAGGCTGATTAGTAATTTGCATGCTGAGATATAAGTCATGGAATGTGTCTCTATAATTCATTGCGCGTACCGATAGTTTTAACCTTAATTCGAGTTATGCGCGCGTGTAATAGGCCAATCTCGCTCATTAGCTGATTGTTTTTTTCGGTGAAGTAAATTCCGAGCACTTTATTTTCATCGAGATCGTACAAGTTAATCAGACATCGCAATAAAGGCAGTGGCGGAACGATTCTATCACTCTCGATATTATATATTTGTTGACCGGTTTGAAGGCCAATTTTCCGACCGACCTCATTCTGAGTCAGTCCAATTTCTATTCGTTTTTTCTTTAAAAGCTCAAAAAGCCTCATTAACACAATCCCCTATGTTCAGCCTCAAGTTGTTCAACCAAACAATCTGCATCTGCATCTGCATGATCATTATTATTCTGTAGAAAAAAACGATCCCAGTCGGCATCAGTAATTAAGCTCCATGCCATCATTGCTTCACCCAATAGTTTCATGTCTTCAATTGATAAGCTCATTATTCTTCTCCTGTCATAGGGTTTTGTTCAATATACTTACAAATTTCTTCATATTTTTGCCAGGGAATGTCCTTTGACGAAGTCACTTTGGCGACATTGAGAATGAGTCCCGCGACTTCCTCTTTCGTCCAATTATTGTGAGTCGCTATAGTAAATAGCCTCCGCTGCTGAGCCTCGCTAATACAACCATTCGCCGGAGTCGTCGCCTTTGCCGGAGGGGAAATGGAAACTGCTGTTGATTTTTTTTGCGCCGGAGGTTTGGAGCTCATATTCCCGTCATCATCTTCCGTGGGAACGCACAGGATCGCCTCGAGAGTCATTCTCCGGCAATAGGTTAACGCGCTTTTATATCCCTGAGGAGTCTGTCTCTCACATGGTACTGAGAACTCGGTGCTCATCCATTCACCGTGGCCAGCGATACGCGTAAGGATGCGCAGACGGTTGTCGGGGGCATCTAATGGCCATTGAGTGATATTAAGTCCATGCTTTGGTAGTGTTCTTTGAACTGCAGCCCATACGTCGGCGAAATTAGCATATGGGCTACCAAAATGATCATTAATACTACTTTGCTTCGCCGGCTCTAATTCGCTCTGAACCTTTGCTATGGCTTCGTCTATTTTTACGGTCGATTCACTGGTTTTGAACATTCGGCTATCCTTTTATTAGTTGAGTCTATTCGACGATCGACGCGCCTGGCTTCAAGCCAGGACCATAGCCAAAGAATGGTGACGGTCCAAGAGAGTATGGCGAGGATTCCCATGATAATCAGAGACCATAGAATAATTATATTGTGTATACCCATGGCGCATCTATATATTTAATGGTTAATAAAGTAAAACAAATAATTCAATATTTTCTCTTCCCTGAGCGGAGCGTTAAACCATAGAGTTTTTTCATTATAAATCTATGGAGAGATTCAATGATTAACCTGCTTTTGATTGTGCCCGAAATTTCTGACGGCACTAGTTTCTATCGCGCTGCTGGCCCCTTGGCCGATATCAGAAAGAAATTTGTAGATATAAATATAATGAGCGTCGGTCAATATACCGAGGCTACGATGAGTTTCGCCGATATCGTTTTCATGCAACGGCCCTTTATTGATCAGCATGTTCAGCAAGCCGCCATGGCTAAGGCTAGAAAAATTCCATTACTGATCGATTATGACGATGATTTGTTTTCGGTAGGGCAAGATAATTTTACAGCAGATATATATAATCAGCCTGGCCTGCAAGAGAATATTAAAAAGTTATGTACAATGGCCGATTGTATTTCTGTCTCGACGGAAGCCCTTGGTAAAAAGATCGCCAAGATAAACCCAAACGTTATTCTAGTTCCCAACGCTGTGGATACGACTCTATTTAAACCAATGGCTCCCGAGATCGGCAGGAATAAAACGATTCTATGGCGCGGAAGCCACACGCACTTTAAAGATTTGATAGTTCACAAGGAAGCTATCCTAGATATCTATAAAAAATATCCGGAATGGAAATGGTTTTTTGCTGGCTATAATGCGTGGTTCATTACTGAACATATGCACCAGGATCGATGCTTCTATGCTCCCTTTATAAATAATGCGCGACAGTTTATTGAGCTCCTGCAGGCTCAGAGGGCGGCTATTCATCTCGTTCCGCTATTCGATAGTGAGTTTAATCGTTCGAAATCCAATGTCTCTAAACTAGAGGCTAGTATTGCCGGATCTGCTACGCTAGTCCCGGATTGGGAAGAGTTCCGTGGCGGAGAAGCGTTTCGATATAAAGATCCTGCTGATTTCCACGCCAAATTAGAAGAGATGATCAATACTCCGCTCGAGACGCTCGGCGAGATGGCCAACAAGGATTGGGAATGGGTAGAAAAAGAACGATCCCTTGATGTCATAAATAAGACTCGCATAGGAATCTTAATGTCAATGCTTGGACTATTAAAGAAATGAAGAACGTTGATAAAAGATATAAAGAGAATTTTATTCACGAAACGGCATTACTTGGCGAAGGCGTAAAGCTAGGCAAGGGCAACCATATTGGCCCGTACTGCATCATTCAAGGCGAAACAACTATCGGTGACAATAATCGACTCGAAGCTTTCGTTTCGATAGGGACGCCGGCAGAGCATCGAGATTATTTTAAGCAAGAATTTAATAAAGTCATAATAGGTAATAATAATATTTTTCGTGAATGGCATACGACGAATTCCGGGACGACGAGAACGACTACGATTGGAAATAATTGTATCTTCCTTCGTGGTTCTCACGTCGGTCATGACTCGATCGTCGAGGATAAGGTGACGCTTTCCTGTAATGTCCTCGTGGGCGGGGAGAGCTATATTATGACGGGTGCTAATATGGGACTTGGTTCTGTTTGCCATCAAAGATCGGTGATCGGCGCTCAAAGCATGCTCGGCATGAATGCAGTAGTAACGAGAACCTCTAGGATAGCACCGGGGCATATTTATGCCGGTTCACCGGCTCGTATTTTGAGAAAGAATCAGGTCGGGCTAAACCGTCACGGCATTACCGATGAAATGCTTAAGGTCTGGAATGATCAATTCTTTTCACTACTCTTATCGATAAGGAAGCAATGACGAAAGAACTGGAAACATTTCTTGCTAGCGTTGAGGATGGCGTATTTTATATCGGGCACGCTTCGGCTTTAGTTCGTGTCGCCAATCAGTTAATCCTCTGTGATCCGGTATGGGATTACAGGCCATACGGCGAGTATTGGAGATTTTTTCCCGAACAAGAGAACTGTAATGAAATATTAGATAGAATTGATTTCTGTGTCATTAGCCACAAACATGCGGATCACTATCGACCAGAAATTCTAAAAAAATTAGATTGTCCTATAGCAATCATGGGTGGTCGTGATTGGAAGCCTGATGTTAATAAATTCTTTGAATTTGCGCCTCTTAAATGGCATCAAGAAGATCTTTGCGAAGTCTATTTCGTTCCTCATGCGTTTAATACGATTGATAGTTCCGTGTTCTTTAGAAATAAAGAGACGGGATATACGATTTATATCGGGTCAGATAATTTCCTATCTGTAGAATTATTATATGCAATTCGAGAAGATATAGACCGTGTTGATATCGCTATGGTTCCCTATTCTTTTGTTCATTGGTGGCCATTTCTTCAAAAAAATATCAGCGATGATTTTAAATATGCAGAAATATGTCGGATGAATAAACAATCGATCGATCAGGCGTACGATTTTATCAAGATGATGAGACCAAAAATTATTGTGCCATTTGGAAATAGTTTATTCTATGAAGCCGGCGCGAGTCATATATTAAACCGAAGTCTAGCAAATCCGTGGAATCTCCGAGGAGCTTCCCCCATGCTTGCCGGTGATTTTATACTGGATAATCATGTCCATCATGCGCTTGAGAGTAGCGAACCGCGCTATTATCTCGATATGCTTTATAGCTCATTAGGAGAAGTAGAACTCCCCGAGCTTAATCTCGAATTCGCTGCCCATGAGATGCTTTTTAATTATCCAAAAAGAATCATGCTATTCGCCAAGAAAATAAATTCAATCGAGATAGACGTGGAAGAGCATTATCTTATTGTGAACGGATTGTGTATCGATCTAGGGACAAAATCGATAATCATGAGCGGTGAATCATCGACGACACCTAGACATATATTTAATTTCGATCGATCTATTTTTGAAAAATGGATTTGTGGCGAAATAACGTTTGAGGAAGCAATCGGTACTAGACGGTTCGAGTTTATTCGAGAACCGGATAAATATGATGTGCGAATCTTTGAAATAATGAATCGATGGCTCTGAGGATAGACTTATGATTTTGGCAGCAACTATTGCTTATAGTGATCATGCTTTTGTACGTCAAGGGGTAGAAAACTTCTATAGATCGGCCTCACGAAGTGAATTCGATAAACATGCTTTATTCGATCCTGGTTTTCCATATCCCAATAAAGCTGAGAATAAAGAGAGACTCTGGGAGCTCTGCAAAGACTATAGCCTGGAATACATTTCGATCGAGAATAAGGGGTGCCATCAGAACTTCCAACAAGCTGCCAATGCGTTTGGCCTCGATGAAGGGGATATATTCATCACGGCTTGCCCGGATATAAAAGTAACGAAGGGTTGGATCACGGCCGGTTGCGATGTCCTCAAAGCGGATCCAGGCTGTTTTACAGTTCAAATGAATCACTTCCTTCTCGTAGCGCCGCCGGTGCATCGAAAGATGGTCCTGGGAGGCCAGAACATAATGCAGTTCCCTCAGCTATGTGGCTGGTCGACGGGGATGTTCAATATGGGTCTCGTAAATCTAATTGGAGGCTTTCAGGCCGACTCGGCCCAATATGGTTTTATAGAGCACGCCATGAGTCGTAAACTGGGAGAATTAGGAAAACGCTGGTACCTGCTCCAGGATTATTATGATGAGGTTCAGAGGAATCCCTGTGAAGTCTATGTCGAGTGGAAACTCCGAAGCGCCCAGAAGGTGACGTGCGACTCCTTCGAAGTGTGGCTGGAAAAGCGTATAGCACTGGCAGATCACACGTCAGGATTCCATGGTGGTAGATAATAGAAATCCTGAATCTATAATAAAACGAAAGATTTGTGACTATCTCGCGATACAACCTCATCTAGTCTACTGGATGAACGAAACAATAGCCGTCAAGGGTAGATCCCGACATAGTAAATATCAGCGCAACGGCGTTAGCGATATTCTTGGTCACTGGTATGGGAAGTTTTTCGCTATCGAAGTAAAGGCTCCTGGATACAGTAAAACGAGTGAGACTTATCTGCGCCAGCTTGAGTTCGTACGAGAGATAAATATTTCCGGTGGATTCGCGATGATAACCGATAGTCTAGATAAATTAGATGAAGCCATGTGGGATTATGCCGAGGAAAACAGGTTAAATTTAAATCGATTAAAGTTTTTTACAACCACGATATAATGTTGCGCATGGTACAGAGAGAGAAGATTCTCAAAGTAAACCAAGATTATTGTCTCCGCCTAGAATGTGGAAATCACTCAGATCATAAATCAGGATTCTGTAAAGCTTGCAGAAGTTTCTCGTGCCCCAAGTGCGGGAAAAAACACACGATCGTCGAGAGGCCCTATGCTAGAGAGCTTCGTCTATGTCTACCTTGTCGGAAGATTGCTCAGAATCGAGAGGACGTAAGGAAGGGTCTTCTTTAATCACGTCGTGAATCGAGTCTCGAATATTTCGCCCACAAGTTGTACAGAAATTACCAGAAATCGTTGTGAACATATACTCTACTTTCATCGTCGGTAAATGCTTCCTTTCCTTTGCTTCTAGATCATCTATGGCTTTTGAAAGTGCCTTGCTCATAACACCAGGCGTGGGAGGAAGGAAGATATTATTTCTTTTTAGTGGTAGTTTCCTAGACATTGGTTTTACAGCTTTTCATTGCTTCGATAATTCATATAGCCTCTTCATTAATTAAATCTTGTAGATTCGCGACTCGTCTGTTTTTCGTATAGATTCGATTCTAGTATTTAGCTCATAATTATTGAGCTCCTTTATTCTTCAACATTGAACGAATAGTTTCTGAATAAACCTTCGCGAGTTCCTTTCTTTCTAAGGGCATTTTTTTATCATAGCCAATCTCTTCATGTGGTTTAGATATCGATTCTACCGTAGCTCCAATAATTAATTTCTTATCGAAAATAGAGTCTAGTTCACTGATAGACAACACTACGCCACGCATCTCATTAACTTCCTTTAAAGAAAAACAGGGAAGACCATCAATCTGATTCGGAAGATTATCTCCGATATAGAACTCTCGGCCATTAATTTTGGAAGTATATTTTTTCATGTATAAATAAATTTAAACTGATCAGATGATCGTTTTAAAAAATTTGTTTCCTCGGCAGAAATATATCCATATTCTTTATGGGCTCGAACTACCTCATCGCCGGCTAGATAATCAGCCAAATCATTCCATTTATGTCCGCTATGGCCCTTGATCCATTTCAACTCGATTATTTTATTTTTAATTAGTTCTTTACCAGGAACGATTAAATCCAAATTCATCTTAGATTTCCATAGACCACTAAGAACATTGATCGAGTATTGAGAATCAGAGTATATTAATTTAACCGATTCTACCTTTGCTGCTTCGATGATTCCCATTAACTCTACTCGGTTGTTAGTTGAGTTTTTTTCGATACCAACGTTACTCTGTATGAACTTATCGCCTTGAATTAGAACATAGGACCAAGCACCGATACCGCCAGAATTTATCTCTATGCTTCCATCTGTATATGCAATCATGGAAAGCCTTCTAATATAGATTGAATTAAATGTAAAATCTCTGAACTGAGGTTAAGAGGAGTGCGCAAGAGTGCCAGGGATGAGCTGATACTCTTGCTTTAAGCGCAAAATCCCGTCACGTCGGCCGGTCGTCATGCGTCTGTGACTTGATTATAATCCACAGCAATCCGAATATCTCACGGCTTATAATGCCGATAGTCTGATGAATTCGGAACAGATCAGAGACAGAAGCGATTCTTTATTTTCTCGCTTTATTAAACCTCACCCATCCATTGTTAATGTCTAGGTTATTTTAAATTCTCTAAGTACTGCGTTCCCCATCTGGCCTTTAGACTACTGGTAGGCCGTATAAAAAATCTATCGCCATTGTAGTTTCCCCTCCCAATAGATTTTTATAATTTACAATTTATGGGGAGTATGTGAGATACTGAATCCATAATTTGTTTACTTATACTTTCAAATTATACCAATCCCCTTACCAAGTAAATTGGCAAGGGGATTCGGCCTTAACTTTTTTTTACATTAAAATCTTTAATCTCAGTTCATATATAAAATTTATACGAAAAGCGGCCATGAAATATTGTTTGATGGCGAGGGCGGTCATAGGTTTTAATCTAGGAGAATCAATAAAATCTTAAGGAGAATCTATATGGCTACGCTACCGCTTGAAGTTATTAATATTCCAGTCCTGTCCGGTATTGATGAGCTCACGCCCTTTACGCTGTCGCTAGCAAAGCGGGCGGATGGTAATTTCGCTGCCACACTGCTCGACAATAACAATATCGCAGTTCCTAATGCGGTCTTTTTTTTCAAGGCTAATCAAGTCGCGATCACCGGCATGATCACCTCCTCCACAATGTAGAACCGAAATTTATTTGAACGCACGGATACTTTCGCGTTTAATCGATAAATGAGGAAGTGTCCGTGTCAATAAATCCGCTGTATCTCGACCGGGGCCTCCCATTAAAAACCCTTGATAATGGAGACGGCACTGAAACGCTGTATATAGCAATTATGGCTCAAAGCACAAATCTTACGTTGACAGGCCGGGGCGTACTTCAGGACAATTCAGTGAATACGATATTTCCTAGCCCGACATTCACGCAGTTCGGTGGCAATGGCATGGGCTATATCCCTACCAATACCAAGGCTATCCTTGTCAGCTCCACGATTGGCGATCCCGTAGTGCTTTCGATCGCCTCGGCGCTCGCTAGTGCCTCCGGTAGTGCTCTCCAGGTAATGCTCGTGCCTGGCGCCGGTCCCATAACGCTCAGCTATATCTCAAACCCCGGTGATATTGTTTTTCTTGCAACGCTCGATGGAGCTACCGGTTCCGTCGGTTATATGACTTTGAATTTCCAAGGATAGAAAAATGATAAAATTAATGATCGCGTTATTTCTTATGTTCTCGCACGCGGCTTTCGCTGAAAGCCCTATCGTCTGGTCGAGCGCAAACGGCGTAACATTAGCTCAGATTCTAAATCCCGCTCAAGGCATCGTTCAATACGACGGTAAACAGATTCGCGCCCTCAGTGTTAATCCCTCGAGCGGCGGCGGAGTAGCAGCTCCCATAGGATCTCTTGGCCAGTATAATGCTTCCGGTACCGGACAACTTTGGTTGAAAACAGGATCCGGAAACACTTCCTGGACACAAGTCGCAGCCGGCGGCTCGGGTATTACTTCAATCAATGGTGATACAACGGCGGCACAGCTGATCACGGCCGCCTCGACGGGTACTGACTTCACGATCTCAACTGCGGGCGGGACCACTACGGTAGCCATCCCCAGCGCGTCGGCAACGGCCCGTGGGCTCGTTACGACTGGTAGTCAGACTATAGCGGGCAATAAAACATTTTCGGGCTCTATAAGCGCTTCCAACCTCACTGGAACGAATACAGGAGATCAGACGATCACTCTCACGGGAGACGTGACCGGATCAGGTACTGGATCTTTCGCCTCAACGCTCGCCACGGTGAATACCAATATCGGAACCTTTGCGTCTAGTACTGTGAATGGGAAAGGTCTGATAACCGCTGCCGCCAACTTGACGGGCGACGCAACTACGAGTGGGTCCGCCCTCACGCTCGCTACCGTGAATTCAAACGTCGGAAGCTTCACGAATGCCTCGATCACCGTTAATGGCAAAGGGCTGATCACGGCCGCCTCGAGTGGATCCGCCACCACACCCGGTGGATCCAATACTCAAATTCAATATAATGATTCAAGCGCTTTCAACGGTGATGCCGCTCTCACATTCACCAAGGCTACGGGCGTTACTTATCTCAAACACGCAACCTCCGATGGCGGCGGCAGCGGCGCAAACTCAGAGCGTTTCGGCGTGGGAGCGAACGGCACGGGCGCCTCTCAAACCTTACTGGGAGACAATGCCTTCGGCTCTAGTGGCGCATCGAACGTCTGTATCGGTCACAACTCTTCGTGTAGCAACAGTACGGGCGGCCAAGACACCATCATCGGCACGGCTGCCGTATCTAGTCTCACGGCGAATGGTGCCAATGCTGGCATAGGGTATAGTCTCTCAATGGGATTCGCTTCGGCAGCAGTAGGCTGGAGCGTTACCTGCGGGAAAGCCGGCGTATGTCTAGGCGCAGGAGCGGCCGCCACCGACAACGTTACAGGATTGGATATTGTAATTGGTCGATCCAGTACTGATACGCAAAATTCAAACCTTTTAATAGGCACCAACATTGCCAACACGACGGGCACCAATCAAGCAATCTTTGGTTCCGCTACCACTCCCTATACGCAATGGTATCTGGGTAGCGGAAAATCCGCCGCGGCACCAAGTGCGATCACTGTTCAGGCTACTCCCGTGGTTACTGGAACAAGTAATACCGCTGGCGTGAACTTCACCCTAGCAGCTGGTAATGGGACAGGCACTGGTGGATCCGGCGCAATTAATTTTCAAACGGCTCCCGTCGGATCTACTGGATCCACGCCGAATACGCTAGCAACCGTCGTGTCGATTTCAAATAAGGGAGCGATCAATTCTTCCGCGCCACAGACGGTATTAACGGCCACAGGTACTGCGACGTTCTCCGAACCCTTCCAGGGTGCTAGCTATAAGAAGGTAATTATTTTTCTAAATGCATTTACCGACACAGGCACGCAGACATATACCTATCCAACCGCATTCACGAATACGCCATATGTTTATGGGCTCAGCGCCGGTGTTGCCGGTGCTACAGCATCGACATCTTCGGTTTCATTCACTGTAACGGGCGCAACAGGCCTTGTATTTTTGGAAGGCTATTAAATGAAAATACTTTGTAAATACGATGAACTGTTGCCACTTGATAAATTTATCGAACATCCAAAGAATCCGAATAAACACGATGAACCACAGATTAAGCGATTAGCCGAGCTTTATAAATATCACGGGATTCGTCATCCTATTATCGTTTCGAAATTATCAGGATTCATTGTGGCTGGTCACGGACGACTTAGTTCCGCACGACTAGCCGGATTAAAAGAATTTCCGGTAGAATATCAGGACTTCGATAGTGATGAAGCCGAATACGCTTTCCTTGTGGCAGATAATGCTATCTCCTCGTGGTCGGAACTCGATCTAGCTTCGATTAATTTAGAGATTCCAGCCTTGGGACCAGATTTTGATATCGATTACTTAGGGCTTAAAGATTTCACTATCGATATTTCCGAAAAACAAGACGGCTTAGGCGATGAAGATCTATATACGAAAAAAATTTTAGCGCCGATATACGAGCCGAAGGGCGAAAGGCCGCCTATTCACGAGCTTTACGATCGCGCAAAAACCGATGAGCTTATCGCGGAGTTAAAGGCAATGGAAATCCCGGAAGATATAAAAAATTTCCTGTCCCTAGCGGCACAACGCCATATAATTTTTAACTACGAAAAAATCGCGGAATACTATTCGCATGCTCCCATCGAGATTAAAACCGAGATGGAAAAATCCGCACTAGTAATTATTGATTTTAATAAAGCGATCGAATATGGGTTCATCACGATGACTAAAGAGATAGCAGAGGCATATCCGAGTGCCGATTATGAATGATTTCGCGGCATTTATCCTTACAAACGGCCGACCGGATAACGTTAAAACCTATAACTCGCTCCGAAAGCGAGGATATTCCGGGAGGATCGTTATCGTTGTCGATGATCTCGATAAGACGCGAGAACAATACGTAGCCAAATATGGAAATGAAGTCGAGATATTCGATAAAAAAGCAATAGCAAAGACTTTCGACTCGGGCGACAATTTCCAGGATATGCGTGCGATTATCTATGCTCGTAACGCTAGTTTCGAGATTGCGAAAAAACTTAAAATTAAATATTTTATTCAACTCGATGACGATTATACAGCATTTAAGTTTAGGTTTAACAAAGAGCTAGAATATTGGCCGCGATCAATGAGGAATCTCGATCGCGTCTTTAGTTCTATGGTGAAGTTTTTCGAGGCTTCCGGCGTCGACTCGATCGCAATGAGTCAGGGCGGCGACTTTATTGGTGGCGAGGAGAATCAAAACGCTAAAATAATAACCCTTAAAAGAAAATGCATGAACTCTTTCCTTTGTTCGACGAATCGCCCGTTTAAGTTTATTGGCCGCATTAATGAGGATGTAAATGCCTATACTCGCCTAGCTAGCACCGGCCTCTTGGTTTTTACAACGAATCAGATATCATTAGAACAAACTCAAACGCAGACGAGCGCCGGCGGTATGACAGAACTATATCTCGACTCCGGAACGTATGTGAAATCATTCTATTCGGTAATGTATCAGCCATCTTCTGTAAAGATAAAAATCATACGGGACCGTAAAGATGCGCGTCTACACCATAGCGTAGCTTGGAATAAAACCGTTCCGAAGATCCTTCGCGAGCCGCTTATAAAGCAGAAATAGCGATTAGAAGTTCGTTTATTTCAACCCAGTGTTTCGGTTTATTTGGTTTATCTAGATACATGCGCTGTACAGCCATCTCGAAAGGACCGGTCTCTAGGTGATCATGAGCCTTCAGGAACGCGATCATTGCCTTAACCTCATCGGGTTTTAATTTCTTATAAATACGCGAGTACCATGCGTGGGTTTCATAGGATAAAAGCTTTTGCATGCGAGGGCTCATAATGACTCATTTCCTTCGACCTTCATTACTGCTTTTTTGACGATAGATAACAGCGTGTGGACGAAGACCTTGTCGAAAGTACTACTATCGACGATAGCCTTACAGATTATATAAAGCTCGGGCGCCGCCGCTATCAGCCTCGCGTTGGCTTGTATTTCACTTTCGTCTGCACCAGAAACATAGGCAGATGTAAAAAAATCATTTGGCCCTACCGGCTGCCGCCATCCGTTTCTAAAACTTTGAATCTTCCAGGGGCCTGGTGTAAATTTACTCATAGAATCCTTTCAGTCGTTCACCCCCAGCTCTATATAGATATATATTATTATACTATATAAGTCTACTATTATATTAACTAAATTCTGTATATTTGACCTCTAATCGTTTTTACGGCTATCCTAGCTATATGGCTCGGCCAAAGGGCTCAACCAAATACAAATTCAATCAAGATCAAGCCGATAGGATTGAGAAACTCGCGGCTATCGGTTTAAACAAAGAACATATCATGGCCGTCGAACAGATGGGCGAATCCGTCATGTATAAGCTTTACGGGGACTACATCAAGCGAGGCAAGGCGCGCGGTATCGCTGCCGTCGCAACGACACTCTATAATAAGGCCGTCAAGGGTGATTGCCCTGCTATGACTATCTTCTTTTTAAAGGTACGCGGCGGCTGGAAAGACGTGCAAGCTATAGAGCACTCGGGACCTGGCGGTAAGCCTATCGAAACAACTTCGGATAATACGATCTATGAAACCACTTGGCGTGAACTCCCGAAGCCTAAAGAAGAATCCTAAAGAAACGCTCCAGCTCTATACTCCTACAAGCGCTCAGCTTCGTGCCCACATATCACAACATCAGTTCAATGTTATCCGTTGGGGAAGGCAAGCCGGCAAAGGCACCTATGCTACCAATAAATTATTTCAGAGAGCGTGGACAAAGCCAATCGATCGCTATCGCTTCTATTGGTACGTGGGTCCCACTTATCGTCTAGCAACACAGATGTATGAGCGCGCCCTTTGGGCACTACCGCGCGAGGCTTATACATATAAATCCGATTCAGATTTAATTATCGAGCTGAAAACGAAAGCACTTCTTTATTATAAATCTAGTGATAATCCCGGAGGATTATTAGGCGAAACTCTCGATGGTTTAGTAATGGATGAGTGTCGTGAACAGGAAAAGAAAACATGGGAGCACTATCTCATGCCCATGCTTGGAACAACCGACGGATGGGCTGACTTCTTAAGTACTCCAAATGGTTTCGATTGGTTCCATGATTTAGACCAAAATTCTTTGACTGATCCTGCATGGGGATCTTATCATGCGCCCTCTCAATCGAATCCTCTCTGGACTCCAAAGATGCTCGATAGTGCAAAAAAAAGTATGACCGCGGATTTATATGCGCAAGAAATATTAGCCGAATATAGAGAATTAGGAATCGGTAGTGTCTATTCTAGTTTCAGCTCTGATCGAAATATTTCTGATAAAAATCCATTCGCTATCTCGGGCGAACCAATAAGTAAATATTTACCTATATTAATAGCTGCCGATTTTAATTTAAATCCAGGCAGCTGGGTTCTCGGCCAAAACCGTGGACGTAGTTTTTATTGGTTCGATGAAATCGTAATGCCACACTCTCACACACAAATGATGAGTCAAGAACTGGTCGATCGACTAGTATTATTGGAATGTAATAATGTCATTATTATCGGCGATGCCTCTGGAAAGTCTAGCCAGCGCGCCGCTTCCGGACAGTCCGACTATGACATAATGAAGAACGCATTAAAACTAGCCGGTATAAAATTCTCAGATAAAACACCGGACGCTAATCCAGCGGTAAAAGATCGCGTTAATGCTCTCAATTGCTCACTATTAGGCGCTGATGGTTCTGTAAATACAACAATTCATCCGTCATGCAAAAAATTAATTACAGATCTTAGGCGAGTTATTTGGAAAGAAGGTTCAGCTAGCTTGGCTATTGATAAATCTAATCATGAGCTGACACATACCTCCGACGCCATAGGCTATCCCACCAACGTATTGGCTCCAATAAAACAGATCGGTCAGGTAGGAAAGATGCGCATCATCTCCAGGTCTTTTTAATTTACAAGACGGTATTTACACTATAATAACGAAGTATGAAATCAAAAAAACGTATTGTTATGCTTAATGTAAAAAACGTGAAACGCAATATAACCAAATGGATGAAAGAAAATGACATATCTAAGGTATCATTCGCGAGAGCAATAGGAATGACTCCTGCCTCGATAACACTAATTACTAATGGTAGCCGATCTCCCTCTATCGAGACCGCATGTCGAATTATCGCCGCGACAGGCTTGACCTTTGAGGAGCTTTGTAAATGAAAATCGTATATAAATATGGAACTGGTCAGCAAATTCCAGACAACGCCAAATATCTATGTACCAGAACGGAAACAGTCAAAACAGTAGACTGCACGAGCGTGGGACAGAACTATCCCATTAAAAAAGAAATCGTGAAACGCAATGCCTTCGTCTGGCATTATTATGAAGTCGAGATGATGGAGAAATGATCTCCTACGAAAAAGCGCGCGATGAGGCGGCGGACATAACTGCGAACTGCAGATATGGGAAACAAGTCTGGGCAAATATGACTGAATGGAGACTATTTCATGAAGGTTATATACACGGCGCTGACTGGGAACATGCGCGCGCTGTAGAATATATAAAAGCCCTCGATATCGTAATAGAATCGGATGAAAAAGAAATCACCGAGCTAAAGCGCAAACTCGATATCGCAGTGGAAACTCTAAAGTTCTATGCAGAGCCAATGAATTACTCTGTCGACTACGACACTTCGATGATGGGCGTCTCAAGAAGAGTAATATTATATTCCGATCAAGAAGAACGAAATGAGGCTACAAGCATTGCGGGAAGAAGAGCGCGTGAAACATTAGCTAAAATATCGTCGGAGGAGAAATTATAAATGAATAGCCAATTACGTGCTTATAAAAATGGGGTTTCCAAACTAGATTTTGTCAGAGAACTAAAAATACACCAAGCGAGTGATAACTTTATCCGCGGGTCATATGAAAAGAAAATAGATGGCAAATTCAAGGGATGTGGGGTCGGGTGTTCTCTCGAAAGTATTTCTCGTATTAAAGGACTTAAGTTTAATTTTAATGATCATATACTTTATGAAACGCATCTCGGTATTCCAGAGTGGTTAGCGCGCCTCGAGGACACCATTTTTGAAGGCATGAGCGAAGAAAAAGCAAAATCCTGGCCAGTCGATTTTGCTGACGCGATCAGCGAAGGGCAAAACTTAGAAAACATCAAAACACCGTTTTTAATCATGATTTTAGAACACACGCTCGTTTCGATGGAAAATGTAAAATTTGATCATGAAGCATACCCGCAAGTCGCTAAATGTTTAGTAGATAGCAAAAGTGCGGCGAGGCAAATGATCGCTGCACAAAAATCTGGTGATAAAGACGCGATTACGGCGGCGCGCTTGGCGGCGTACTCGGCGCGCTCGGCGGCGGATTCGGCGGCGTACGCGGCGGCGTACTCGGCGACGTACTCGGCGGCGGATTCGGCGCGCTTGGCGGCGCACTCGGCGTACTCGGCGGCGGATTCGGCGCGCTTGGCGGCGCACTCGGCGTACTCGGCGGCGGATTCGGCGGCGTACTCGGCGGCGGATTCGGCGGCGTACTCGGCGGCGTACTCGGCGGCGTACTCGGCGCACTCGGCGGACTCGACGTTCGATTATTATAGTGAGCGTCTGCTTGAGATTATTCGGGAGAACAAATGAAGTTTAACAAGGATAAAATATGAATATCGACATCGAGAGCTTAACAGTAAAACAAATAAAAGAGATATCGCAAATGTGCGGAGGAATGAAATCAGATTATGAGCCCTTAGCCAAGGTGGGTCAGAAAGTTTTCATTCGAACGGTTACGCATCACTATACTGGCTTGGTTATAAAATGTAATCGTGATTGGCTAGAGTTGAGCGATGCCGCTTGGATTGCCGACGACGGTCGATTTAATAATTTCCTTAAGACAGGAGAGGCAAACGAAATCGAGCCATTCGTTAACTCCGTGCGCATCCCCACGGGCGGTATCCTTGACATCACCGAATGGAAGTTTGCACTCCCTCGAGAAGTAAAATGAATGCGGCTCTAATTCGGGAAGGATACGACCGGTCGCGGGCGGGGTCGTGGTCGTGGTCGCGGTCGGGGTCGTGGTCGGGGTCGTGGTCGCGGGCGGGGTCGCAGTCGTGGTCGTGGTCGCGGTCGGGGTCGCGGTCGTGGTCGGGGTCGTGGTCGCGGGCGGGGTCGCAGTCGTGGTCGTGGTCGCGGTCGGGGTCGCGGTCGTGGTCGGGGTCGTGGTCGCGGTCGCGGTCGCGGTCGCGGTCGTGGTCGGGGTCGCGGTCGCGGTCGTGGTTATAAATATTTTTTATGATTTTGGCGCGCGTGCGGCGTGGAAAGCTTTGCAATAGATGAGTGGGGGTATATGGATAAATGATTATGAAAACTTGTTTAATTTGCAAAAATCAATATACTGGCTCATATTGCTAATCTTAGTAGGGCTAACAACCTAAAGCCGAGTTGATAATGGAGTCGCGGCAAATATAACCGAAATGATGTTGGTGATGGCCGCGGCCTTGGCAAAGAAGCACTCGCGAAATATCCTCAAAACTAGACATTTCATAAAAGCTCAGCCACGATTCTGGTATGGCGAAGCATAAGTTGCTCACGAATCATTCGGCATATAATTCATTTGTAAATAAACGTGATCAGGTTCTAGAGACAATGCTTTTGCACACCCAGGCAGAGGTATCAGACGCATTTCGCCAAATGATGCAAGCTACTCAACAAATCGTAATGCAGTCTTATCATTACCTCTCGGCCGAAGTGACTCATCTATCTCCAAGGCAATGGCGCAACTTCGATCACGCCTTGCAGGTTCACATGGGCATCGGTGCCAATAATATCGAGTCTGCGTGGCTCAGGCTCCGCAAAGACGCATACATTTTCGCGAATGCAGGTGAGCAGCGGGCTATAGCAAACTGCGGCCTTGGTAACGGCAATAAGCGTATCCCATACGATAAGATCAAGGCTCTAGCAGCCGGTGAGACTTCACTAGGCCATTTGAGGCTCAGAATAAATCACGCATTATTAAAGTTACGGCAGAAGGTAATCGCCGCAACGCATCTATCGAAGTTATTAAATGCTGATTCCGAGCAGGCAATTAAGCGAATACTTAATGTATTCCCTCAAGGTGAGAAGCGCGTCAAATTAAAAGCCCTTCCTCGGATAGGGAGATATACCGAATCCGCGAGTAACGAGACACCTCTCGGCTTCCAGTATGTTAGCGATGAGGATTGGGAAGATATCCTTGATCTGTATAAGACCGAATATATTCCTAAATGGCGAGATCCACGGACTGAAGCCGGTGAGGCTCTCACGGTTCCCGAAGCTGAGGGTGAAGGCGGTTATTTAATTTATCCGTGGGACGTTGAGCGCGAGATTACCGAGGATTTTGTTTCCAAAGTGCGCAGCGGTGAGAATGAGGGAGCGGTGAGCAATGGCGTTACCGATTTCCAATGGCTGGCAATAATAGACGACAGAACTGATCAAGATTGTGAAATAAGAGACGGGTTATCGACTCAAGAGATTGAAGACACTATAGACGATGGGCTTGGAAGCACCCCGCCTATACATTTTTCGTGTAGATGTCGCACCGTTCCAATAGCCGACGGGCTAGATGAAATTGCAGACTACGATATCGAAGATTTTGATGCTTGGTTGAATTCATAATTATCGTTGAAGCGGATGTTTTGAATAGTGGCATTGCAGTTGAGTTGCTTCATTATCCATCGATATGATCGTTTTTCCTCGATATACCATTGGTATAAGTTGTCTTTAGAGCACTGAATTTTATTAGGTGGATTTGGCATATAGTTTATGTATTGCAGGTGTCATATCAAAACAACTAATATTGACCGCGCCAGATATAGTATCTACCATAAGAGCAGTATGGCATTGGACGCTATGCATAAATTACATGGATGATAATGCGTGGCTGAACAGCTAAAGAAAAAAAGCAGAACCATTCCAAATGAAATTCTGGATCGTCTCGAATCATATGATCAAGAATTTCTAGTCAATAATAGTGGAACACCATCAGATATCCGCAAGGTTCGCACTACCGCCGAAATGGTTGCCTACTTAGAATCAAATCCAGGTACAGAACTAGAAGCCAGAGTTTTAGGCTATAATACAAAAAAGAAACGAATAGAAAAACGATCACTAGATCAACCGCAATTCGTTGAATCATTTATTAAGAATAAAGACCTAAATTCTTCTAGTAGAAAGTTTCGTGAAGCCTATAAAATAATGCGCGAGGATTCTTTCGCTGGCGGCGGAACTCAGACGGTGAATCAATATGGTTATTCGGCGGCCAACTCAGGACTTATTGGTGACGATTTTGTTCCTTTGCTGGGTGGGCCTTTCTATAAGCAGCTTTATTATTACAATGATTACCTCGCAGCAAACTCGGCAGCGTTTTTCGCTTATCACCACGATCCGATCGCCCGTGCGATTCTAGATATTCAAACTAATTTTGTTGTTGGACGAGGCTTCCGTGTTGATTGCGACAATCCTATCGCTATGGCTTATTGGCGAGCCTTTGAAGATGCGAACGATCTTCAATTAAAGGTTCGCAATATCTGCACCGAGATCGGTCTCTATGGAGAGACCATGATTTGGTGGCTCCCAAATAACATGAAGTATTTCGCTTATAAGCCAGGTCCGAACGAGATTGTACAAAAGGCGATCATTCCGCGCATTCGCGTACTCGATCCGACCAATATTAATGAAATTGTTACGGCACCGGAAGATATCGAGAATAAACTTTTTTACGTATGGATTAATCCGACACAATATCAAATTTTCACGGGTATGAATAATGGCGGAGTCGCGCCGGTAGCAAAATTTATTTACCAACAGGTACCAGCTACCGAAATAGATCACTATAAAATTAATTGTGTATCCAATGAGAAACGAGGGCGAAGTGACCTCTATCCAATCCTTGGTTATCTTAAGCGGTTACGAGATTCTGTTAATTATTCTATTGTGGCGCAACAAAAAGCCTCCGCCTGGTCGATCGATACCACCATTGAAGGGGACGACACCGACTTGCAAGCCTACGTTCAGGATCAACTGGCCTTAGGTACCCTACCTCCCGCAGGTAGTGAGCATGTTCACACGGCGGCGATTAAGCGCGAATATCTTGGTAATCAAAAAGCCGGCGGCAAAGATAATATGTCCTTTAATTGGTGCCTTAATATGGTGGCGGCCGGCTCAGGAATACCAATCAGCTACCTCGGCATGCAATTAGGTGGTGGATCCACTCGCGCCGGTGCTCTAGTAGCAACCGAGCCCGTAGCCAAGAAATTTGAAATGAGACAATTAATTATAGAGCGTATCATTAAGGATATGGCCAAACGCCTTTTCGCCAATATCGGCATCCAGAAAGAGATTGAAGTCACATTCCCCGAAATTATCGTTCAAGATCGTACCGCGAAACTTAAAGACCTCTATCTCGCCGAAGAAGCTCATTGGTTATCACCAGAGCGTTGCGGAAACATTGCCGCCAAAGAATTTAATATTACCGAGTATGATTATAAGAAGGAAAAAGCCAGTATCGAAAAAAGCATGGCGGATATTCCTGGGATCATTAAGGGTGATCTTCCTCCTCCCATCATGGCAGCCTCCAATCCCTTGACCGCTCCTGCGGCTCAACCAACGCCAAATCAAATTTCACCCAGTGCCGTGACCGGCAATGAGAAGAAAAGGATTGGAGATAATCGCGGTGCTTAACTTCGTGAAAAACCCCAGTATGGCTGTGCTAGATAAGATGGCCGACGATCTTGGGATGTATCGTTTCAGCGAATTCGTCAAAGATCCGGATAAGTACCGCACAAGAATGGACAACATTCTAGAATTAGCTTCTCACGGCTCTGACACTCTTCGAAACTCTATCGATCAATATGAGTTTCAATTTGATATATGGAAAACTGACAAATTAGAACGACTTGAAGATATTGTTCTAGGACAGGGATATCAACTCAATGAGGTCGAATTTAAACCCAGAGTTGAACAAAGCGATCGAGGGAATGGTCGCTATAAGATCGTAGTTGAATTTGTAATTAAAAAGGGCAAGGACGCCAATGATAAAAAACTCCTCCGGGGCGTTAACTTCTAATTTCGAGGCTATCAACGATTGCGTTGCTAATACTTTCGGAAGCAAGGCCGCGCCTAAATGCGAAACCCACGTCACGGCTCCCGGTAAACAATTTAACCAATGGTTTTATGCATCTAACTTCGTGAATGGTACGCTTGATCCCATCACGGATGACGATATGAGTTCCACGGATGGAACGACTCAAGACGCCAACGGCGAATTACTACAGATGATTATTGATCATCCCGAGATGAACGCCGCCACGCTGCTTAATTTAATCAAAAGCAAAGGCATGAAAGTCACCATGGATGCGCCGATGGAGGCCGAACAATCAAGCGGCTATTCGGAGCTCACGCGCGAGTCGACAGGACCAAAGAGCCTGGGTAACATCACCCTCAATTGCCGTTTTCGCGAAATGGATAACAGCGCGATCCTAGATCCGAGCGCCGCTACAAAATTTCGTGCCGTGCTTATTCAAGAAGGCTTAGGAAATACTCGCGACGGTTATTATTATACGCGTCAAGCACTAGAATCAGCCCTTCCTGTTTTCGAAGGCAAGAAGATGTACGCCGATCATCCGGATCGTATATCCGAAGAGACTAGACCAGAGCGTAGTGTACGCGATATCATCGGGCACTTCGAAAACGTAGCCGTAGTAACGGGCAAAGATGGTCGAGCTATTCTTGAAGCCGACGCGATTATGATGCCGGATACGCCATTTCAATGGGCACGTGCCCTGATGCGTCAGGCCGTAATGTATTCCAAGAAATATCCTGATAAAGATTTTGTTGGTCTCTCGATTAACGCCTCGGGCGATGCCAATCCGCTTCCGAGCGATACTTTCCTTTCACAAATACAGGTTCCCGATTCCGCACGTCCTAAGATTCAAGATGCGATCGACAGTGGTTTAACCGAGATTAAAGTTGTTTCAAACATCTCGGACGCCGTCAGCTGCGACTTGGTCACAGAGGCTGGTGCTAAGGGACGATTATTAAAAATGCTGGAGGCAGAAATGGGTAAAAAGAAAGAAGATAAGGCTACAAAAGAATCCGAAATGAAACATTCTGAATACGAGGCGAAAAAAGAAGACGCCGGTCCTCCTTCTGATTCTGCTGGCAAAAGCGGCCCAATAGAGGGTGAAGGAATGGGCGATGATGCTGAACCAGCTCATGCGGATGAAGACCAAGATATTGCTCTCATTAAACAGATGCTAGCTAAGTATCTCGGTGCTGATTCGGATATGGACGAAAGCGCAATGAAGTGCGCGAAACATTATATGCAACATTATGAATCCGCTGGCTATGAGCCTCAGGAGGCTATGCAACGCGCGTGCGAGGCAATGGCCGCAGCGAAACATGCTCACAGCGCGATGGAAGGTTCTACTCCACCAGTAACGGCGGCGGCTCCTGCAGCAGCTCCTGCGGCTGATGGTGCTCCATCTGCCAAACCAATGGCTCCTCAAGCGAAAAAAGAAGGCGATGAAATGGAAAATCATGCAAATCCAAAGGACACGACTTTTGGCGCTCCTGGCGAAGTTCATATTCACATGGGAAAGCAAGAGTCAGCGGCTCAGCAAGTGCTGCGTCTTCAGGGCGAGAATGCGAAGCTTAAAGAGGCTTTTGCAAAAATGCAGTTGGTCGAGACTCTCGATAAATTGCTAGAGAAGTCTGGCCATCCAATGTCCATGACAAAACGATTTAGGGAAACCGACGCTTGCAAAGAAGCGCGAACGTCGAAAGAACTAGAAAAAGCATTCGCTATTTTCGAGGCTGGCTACAAATTGAACGAGTCTGCGTTTGATATGGGCTTTGCCGATACACTAGCGGGTGTCGAGAAAGAATATGCTCCTTCCAAGGATGCGAATGTAGATTTCTCGGATTGCACTGAAAATTAAAATACGGAGGTTTTTAAATGGCTAATACAATCGTTAGAACGATAAGCCTGAATCAGATTTTTCCTGATATTCGAACTCTTGTACCAGCGACAGCGACGTGGGCACAAGGTGATTTACTTATGTTCGATCCGGTTAACTATGTAGTTAATCGTCTACCGTCTGAAGCATCTGCTACGACGTTTCTTGGAATCGCCGATCAAGATATGTCTGCCGGAAACGTGGTCAGTCCATACAGCACATCAAATAATGCCGCGATTGCAGTACCTGCACTCAATGGTCCATTGTTCGGTGTTGTTGCCCAACTAATTCTTCAAACCGGTACAACACTTCATGGTGGTGATCCCATCTATGCAAGTCCAACAACAAACGCAGGACAAGGTTGTGCTGCAACAGGAACGAAAATCATTGGCGTATACCAAGGTCCCGCAGTTACCACGTCCACCGCTGGTCAGGTAATTGAAGTGTCCATCATGGCCCGATATCCCGGCGATACACTGAAAGCCTAATTAGCCAATCAAGGAGGATTTAATATGAGTAATAAATTAAGAGAAAATAACAAAAAAGTTATTAAAAAGGTTCTTGAGGGCAATGATGAAATCAAAGCTTTCCGGGATACATTTAAACACGCGCGTGGCTGGGATCCACTCGACGGCGAAAAACTTCCTGTATTGAAAGAAGGCTTCTCTCTCGCGAAATGCGCGAAGAAAATGGGCTTTTTCTCACTACGCGAAGCTGAGCAATCGAGCGGCTGGACACAGTTGTTGCGCGCGGGCGTTCAACAACTAGTAAATAATTCTTATCAGTTGGTCGAGACCACCTATGAGGATTGGGTCACTGTTGTTCCAAGCACGAAGGATACTGAACTATATGCACCAATCCAGGGCATCAATTTTCCTCGCGAAGTACCGCAAGGAGGCTTGTTCCCTGAAGTGAATATGGCTGGACTAAACTTGAAACTCGAAAATAAAAAATTCGGTGCAAGTTTTTCCGTAACCCAAGAGTTGACCGATGATGATCAAACGGGTCAAGTAACGAAGCAGTCCAATCTACTCGGCGAATACCTAAAAATCCTCACGGAAGTTTATGTATATGCAAAATTGCTTAGCCCAACTGGCGGCGTGACGTATTCGAATCTGGTAGTACCAGTGTCGGAAACGAAGCCCTCCACGGAAGCTAATTATCCTTGGACTAATTCTAGTGCCCCTTTTGTTGGTGGTGGTTTCAATACCTTTACTGCAGCTAGTGCGTTCAGCCAAACGGCGATTGTGGCAGCATATCAATCCCTCATGCAACAAAAGAACTTACTTGGTCTAATCATGGCGGTTAATCCTAATCGCATCTTGATTTCGCCTAAGTATTATTTTGATGCAGCGACATTGTTACACTCCACATATTATCCGTCCGGAGCAGCAGCAGCAGGCAACACTGGTGGTGCGTTTGCGATCAATCCGATCCATAACGTGGCCGATCTATCTGTTACTCGCTATATGCCAGATAATACCGGTGTGGTTTCGAACCAATCGAAAGCTTGGTTCCTAATTGATGACTCGAAGCCTTGGTTCGTTCATCAATTGCGCACAGGTCCTTCGATTATCAACGAGGCTCCAAATAGCGGTCAATCTTTTGATCGTCAATTGGTTCGCTTCCGCGGTGATATGCGGATGAACTGCGATTTCATTGATCCACGGTTCGGCTTCCGTGGTTCGGATGGTTCCGCCTGATCTCCTAGTGAACGTGATATGATCTATGGCTCCCCGGGCTAGCACGCCCGGGAGCCTTTTAAATTGAAAGGAAATGAAATTGGAAGATAGTTCGAAAGTGAAAACGAGAGTAATTCGTCGCGGAGTGACGACGGATGATAATATTGACGCCATTGTTTCTGGTACAGATAAAGTGCGCGCCGATCGCGCAGTATTGGCTAAATTCGAGAGCGATAAAACATTACGCAGCCCTATTGAGCGCGTTGTCGGAAGCACGATTTGCCATTTAAATTTTTTAGTCAAAGAATTGATGGAACCTTTTAAATCCTATCCACAGCATTGGACGGTCGGAATGTTTTATCCTTACGCAAAAGGCGGTCCGGTTTATATCGATTCGCCTAATAGCAATTCAATGGATATGAAGATTTGTGAACAGAAACGCGAGATTCTCAAAACTGCAGGAAAACGATATGCGATCGTTTCGCAGAATAAAGAAGGCCTCGATATGGATATGCAAGGCATTGCCGAGCAGTTGGGATAGAGATGGCTTGGTTGACGTCAAATGCAGACCTTCGAATAGCTCTATCGGATGGTCCTGCCGATAAATTGATGTTCAATAAGCAGGTGTTTGGAACTCAAAACGGCGTGAACACGATGTTCAAGACGTTTGAATTCCGTCGCGTAACAGACTTCTCAGCGAGCGGCAATGATGCAACTCTAGGTATGTATATCAACTCAATATTGGTGGCGGCTTCGGGAATAGTTGCCGATGATCCAACGGTTGGCGTGGTGAAGCTTTTGACTCCTCCCGCGAATACGGATCAAGTCACGGCCGCTTATTATATTCAATGGTTCACCGACGCGGAGCTTTCCGAGTTTCTAATTCAATCATGCAATTGGATCGGCGTATCTCAAGATCCCTCGCTGATGGATCCAGGGTTGATTCCTTCGGCGCTTCAGTATTCCTGTTATCAGGCATATAAAAAACTATCGCTTCGATATGCAATGAATGCTGGAGAGACATTTCGCCTTGAGGATTCGGCAGATCCTAAAAAGATGTCCGTCGTGGCCGCTTATCAAGCTGCTGCATCTGCGGCATTAAAAGACGCCACCACACTCAGAAATGATTTCTATACTCGAAAAGGCATGGCTAAGGCTCCCAATTTCATCAGCATCGCTGGTAGCGTAACCGACGTAACACCGAGGAGATAAATGGCCACGGGTATTTCGACGATAAAGAATTCGGTGACCAAGCGATTAGACGCGATGGTTAATGCGCCGAATCTGGTCGAGGGCTATTTAAATCGCGTTGTTTTGAGGCAATATCTGACTGCGCAACAGAAGCGTTGGGACACTCATAACGTCGGAGATGAGTTTCAGGGCGGCGAATGGGCTGAACTCGATCCCAAATACAAAGCGTGGAAGCTTAAAAAATACGGTACCGATGAGATACTCATTCGCACGCGTGATTTAATTAATAGTTCGCTACTCAAGAACAGCATGGGAATGAAGACCGTCGATACTCGAGGGATTCATATTTACACGAAAGTACCCTATGCGCCTTATATGATGGACGGAACGACGACAACGAAAAAACGATATATCGATTTGTGGTCTGACTCCTTCATGGCTCGTATAAAGCAAGGCATTGGCAAATATGTGTCCGGAGCAAAAAAATGAGTGTCAGGCAAGATATCGAGATCGCCGTAAAGCTGATCACTCAGCAGATTCAAAATAACATAGGTACTGCTTTGTTGGCGGTATCAGTAGATAGAAATGATGGTTACGTTCCGCTACCTATCCCGAAACAGTATTTTAATTATAAGGGCGCGCGCTGTGATCAGCCACCGTCTGTCTTCGTAGTTCCGGGCGGCGATGATGTTGACTATAAAAAAGACCGTGGCGCTAATTTTATTTTCGCAACGGCGAGTATTAATACGGCAATTATTGTTGAGAATCAACGCAAGGATCAGCTTCAAACTCAATCCTATCGCTACCTGGCAGCATTATTGCAGATCCTGGATCAGGTTGGATTGACCGCGCCGAACAACGCCTTTAGACTAAAGGTGATTGTTCAAAAATCCCGGTTTCTGGAAGATTACACGGAAAGTACAAAACCAGATCACCCGGCATCTATGTGGCGCAAGGGCGTTGAATTAGAACTAGATGTCGAATTTTATGAACAACTACAGATCAATGGAGGATCTTAAAAATGGCAGCCTTTACAATTTCAGATATGGACCTTGGCCCGGCCCAATTATATTTTACGCCCGCAGGATCTACAGCAGAATCTTATTTAGGAGCGACGCTTAAGAATATCAAAGTCGCATTTTCTTTTGATAAAGCTTTTATTAAAGCAGATCAAACAGGAACGAGCGACATCGATGGTCGTGTTTGCGGCGTCAAGTGCATGGTCTCTACTGAGATTGCACAGGTTAAGGATTTTCAATTATTTAATCTCATTTTTCCGAATTCGCAATTGATTGGAAACGCTCCTTTCGATGGGACATCTTCGACAGCGGCTGTTCAATGGAACAATACGGTTGGAAATAGTGATCTAGCCCTTGCTGGTAAACTTCGCCTACATCCTCAGAATTTGGCGGCTACTGCCGTAAATTATGATTGGACGTTTTATAAAGCGACCTCCACCGAGAACAGCGAACCGGTTTGGGGTCCGACCGAGCAGGAAGCATTTAAGATTGAATGGCGGATTTATCCTGATACCACGCAGACACCGTTTCGTTGGTTCCGTTTCGGAACATAAGAGGTTCGATGCTAGGAAAGCTGAAGCAGAAATTACAACCCGCTCGCTCTCATATTGAAGTTGAGGGCGGCGGATTAGTAGCAGATATCGATGCGCTCATCGAAAAACCTGCTTATGTAAAGCTTCACGGTAATATCCATATGATTCGCCCGATGCTCGTTCAAGAATTTTGGGCAGTAGCCAATGCGCTTGCTGAGATTCAAAAACTTCCCTCGAGAGAGAAGATAGCGCTCGATGAGATGATCGATAAATATTATGCCGTAATTAAGGCGGTCTGCCATACGATCACGCGCGAGGATATTGTCAAATGCACTCAGGCTCAAATCGGAGCGCTTCTTCAGCGAGTATATGATCACGTAAACGGCGTGGTTTACGACGAAGAAAAAAAAAAGACATTAATGAAGATGACTCCGCTCCATCCGACGTTGAGCCAGTAAATGTTTGCGCACTTATAGCTGAAGCGATCCCTTTACTTCTCTGTGATCCAGAGAAAATACTATTAATGCGCGCGCGATTATTCCTTCGAGTCTTAAAGCATGCTCGTGAACATAAACGCAGAGAAGATAATCTCTATATGGCCAGACTTTGCGACGTCATGGTCATCGCCGTTAATCTCGATAATCATAAGCCTATAAAAGAACAGTTTCTAAATAGTGCTTTCCCGAGACCTAAGAAGGTTATGGCCTTGGATGATCCTAATTCGGCAAAAATTCTCCAGGCGGCGTTTGATTCGATAAATCATCTGGTGGTGCAATAATGCCCGATAGTACCGAAATATTTGGGTTAGATCTCGACGTCGATAAATTTGTTGATGGTGCAAAAACGGCCAAAGATGCTCTCCTTGAAGTGACGGACGCCGATAATTTTTCTGAAATGCTCGGCGCTATGGGAGAGGCGGCGATTGCCCTCGGAGTTATTACCGTGGCGGCGACGGCTCTCAAGGTTGCCTTCGATGCTACGCTAGATACAGAGCGTATCGAAAAGATTAATACTCTGTTTGAGACACTAGCAAAGAACGTTGGCTTGTCTGCCACGGCTTTGCGCGAGGACCTGACTAAGGCCGCCGGAGGATTCGCCACCGAGGTCGAAGTACTCAATGCTGCCAATCAGGCAATGATTAATATGAATGGGAATACGGCGCGTATTCCAGAGCTGATGAGCCTTGCCCAGAAGATGGCGATTCAGTTCGGCGGCGACATGATCGAGAAGTTTAATGGTCTCGCTTTCGCCGTCGAAACGGGCAACCTTCGTATGCTCAAGCATAATGGCATTATTATTGACGCCAATAAGGTGTTGAAGGAGTTCGCGGCTGAGCATGGTGCCGTCGCAAGTGAGCTGACAGTTGAGGGCCGCCAAGCCGCAATTCTCGATGCTGTTCTCGAGCAAGGAAATCAAAAGTATAAAGATGGCGCGGTTAATACAGATACGCTCACGGCGGCGTGGAAACGATTCAAAGTAGAAATATCTGAAATAGGCGAGCTATTCGAACGAGCAGTATCTAAAATTGTCGGCCCTACGCTCAAGAATTTCATGCAAGATCTCGCGGCGGCAGCTCACAACGTCAAGCTGGCATTAGTTTCGTCGCTCGGTGATGGTGCGGCTCAGGCTTCGGCGAAACTAGAGATACTCAAGCGTGAGTTAAAAGAAAATCAAGCCGCGATGGATGATCTATCGGCTAGAAAAAAATCTGGTTTTACTGGCTTCGCCTCTCCCGCTGAAGTTGATAAGGATCTGGCTTATCTGAAGACGAAGCAGACTCAGTTGCTCGCCGAATCAGAAGCGATGAAAAAGAAACTAGCCGAGGCGAGTAATACCGAGGGTGGCTCATCTAAATCGGATGATGAAAAGGAACTTATTAACGAGGAGGCTAAGGCCGCTCGGATTGAAAAGATTAACGAAGGACTTCGTGACGACATCATCAAGACGAAAGAGGATATAAATAAAGAAGATATTAAGCTCGCCGATAATCAAAGAGATCTAGAACAGGCCCAATATGATCGTCGTGTTCTAGAGGAAGCCAAGATTAATAAGGATATTCAGAAAGCGAAGTCAGACGCTGCGTCGGGCGATGTTCGCGCTCAAGAGATTGCCAATAACGAGATATTGTTACTTGAGGCGCAAAAATCTCAAAAAATTATATCATTGGCTCAACAAGAGGCCAAAGAGCGCCAGGATTTGGCTGATCGCAGCAAGAAGGACGCTGACACATTTGCCGAGGGATGGAAGCAGGCGGCTCAGAAAGCAGAAAAAGCATCAAAAGATTTTGCTACGGTTGGCACTACGACCTTCAATGCTGTTACGAGTAATGCATCGAAAGCATTTCAGATGTTGGGCCAAGGCATAGCGGATGGTTCGGCAAGCGCTTCCGATATCATGAAGATGTTCTTTATCGGTGCGATTGCCGATATTGCTCAAGCATATGGGCAAACACTTCTTGCTGCCGGCATTGGTAGTGGGAATCCGGTTGCTATTGCCGAAGGTGGCGCGCTCATTTCCTTATCAGCAATATTGCGCGCAGTAGCCGGAGGCGCAGGATCTAGTCTAGGTGGATCCGGTGGTGGTGGTGGCGGTGCTGGAGCTCCAGATTCGGGATACGGAGCAGCAGGATATCTTGCCAATAATAATTCTGCCCCAGTGGCAAATGCCCAGAAGAGTGTGACAATTCAGATACAGGGTAATTATTTTGATACAGCAGAATCTGCACAGCGATTGATGCAGATCGTTCGCCAATCTGCCGATGCTACCGATTTCAAATATCTGTTGATCGGGGGGCAATAATGGCACTCACTTATGGAACATCGTCGCTTTTCCTTTATGGCTATACGATTGGCTCATCGAATAATGCCATAGACTTTCAGAAGGTTATTTCGGGGACCATCCTCACGGCAATTGTTCCACCCGGAACATATTCTTTGACTGATCTTTTGACGGCCATCGCGACGGCGCTCAATACGACAGACGGCGTAAATACGTATACTGTTACTGCCACCAGGACTCAATCTAGCGGAACTCAAAATCGGGTAACGATAGCTACCTCTGGATCATTTTTATCTATTTTATTTGGTAGTGGTCCGAATATCGCGACATCTGTTGCCGGTACTATAGGATTCATTGCGTCGAACCAGACTGGAGCTCTCACCTATACTGGAACGAATACGACGGGCACGGCATTGATTCCCACTTTCACGGGCTATAATTATCTATCCCCAACTTTCAAACAGAAATTATTTGGTACTGAAAATATATCTTCATCGGGCAAGAAAGAATCCATATCATTTCCTGCTGCTAATAATGCGGCCATGCAATTCTTTCAAGTGCAGTTTAAATATGAGCCTGGAGCAAAAATTATAGCATCATGGCAGCCGCTTTTGCTTTGGATGATTCAACAGAGATCATTTGATTTCACTCCAGACACAACTTCACCGTCGACCTTTTATAATTGTTCATTGGAAACTTCGTCGAAGGACCCAAAGGGTATGGAATATGAAGTGAAGGAAATGCTTCCGGACTTTCCAGGGTTATATGACATTGGTTTACTAGTGATGAGGGTAAATATTTAATATGGGTGTATTGAACGGGCAACCAGTAGATCAGACTTATACAAATCAGGCGTTCATGGATAAGAATGCCGACACCTTCACGATCGGTAAGGTAAGCCTTCAGGCGCCAACGGCGATATCGGGCCCAACTATTCTAGATGTGCAGGCGACGATAAACTCATTTGTAAGCGGCGCGAGTGGAGTTTTCACGCTGCAAGTATCGGGTCATCCTGTTCTCACGGGCGGCGTGACTCTTGCTCCGAGCGGTGCAGCTGTTCTGGGTCAAGTCGGAAGCACGATTCTAATATATGCTCCTCCCAGTGGAGCGGCTGTTAATTCTATTTCGGCATCTGGCTCGACTGCATTAACGGGAGTAACAACACTGTCTCCTTCCGGGATTATTCAAATGATTCAGACGGGGCAGAATATTCAGGTTTATGCGCCTGCGCCGACAGCAACTGTTACGAGCGTTGGGTTCACTGGACCTGGAGGAATCTTTTCGGTATCTGGGCAACCAGTCGTCGGAGCAGGGACTATTGTCCAGTCGGCCAGCGGAACTAGTGGAGGGATTCCGTATTTCAGTTCCTCAACGATATTATCGAGTAGTACTGCTTTAGCCGCTAATCAATTAATTCTTGGTGGTGGTGTCGGTGTTTCTCCGGCGACACTTCCAGCCGGATCTCAATATCAAGTTCTGGCGATGGGCGCCTCGATTCCTGCTTATGGCGCAGTTCATCTTGATCAGACGGCGGCGGTTACGGGAGTATTACCAACGGGCAATGTGAGCACTGGTCGAACAATCAATGCTCAAACTGGTACGACTTATACTTTCGTTTTGGCCGATGGTAGTGCTGCTGGTGGAAATCCACTGGTAACGGCTAGTAATGCCAGTGCTCAAACCTATACCGTGCCTACCAATGCCTCGGTAGCTTTTCCAGTGGGAACACAGATTGATTTACTGCAATTAGGTGCCGGAAAGGTGACCTTAGCCGCAGCTGGCGGCGTGACAATTACCTCGCAAAGTTCAAACCTCTCCATTGCCGCGCAATACGTTGCCGTGAGTCTTATCAAAACCGCTACTAATACGTGGACACTTATAGGAAATCTAATTGCATAATGTTTACACCAGGAATCATATGTTATTCAACGGCCGCTGCGGTCTGGGTATTCCAGGGTAGTACTTATGGTTATTACATGGGCAGCACTGGCACGCTTGCTGCTGGCGGTATAATAGACCGTCTGCAATTCTCTGGTCCTACTAGGACTACGATTAGCGCCACACTCCCAACGTCGATTAAATATTCCGTGGCGGGTAAATCTAATATCAGAGGCTATTGCATGGGCGGAGCGATTCAGCCCAATGCTGCGCAAAATATTCTACAATATTTAATATTCTCGGGTGAGACCACTGGAACTGTTTCGGCTACTCTAGGCACAACTAATTTTGCTGCTCCCGGTGTTTCTCAATCCACGGCGGCATATAGTATGGGAGGAGTCCAGAATCTCACTGGCAGTGGTAATGCTCAAATCCAAAAGTTAACATTTTCTGGCGAAGGCGTTTCTACTATCGGCGCCGTCATATCTATTGGGCGCGGGAATATTGATAATGGCGTGAGTGCACCGCTTAAGGGCTATGAAATGGGTGGCATTGTTTACGGCGGGACCGACACCCTATATTCAACGATAGATGCTCTGGTTTTTTCCAGTGAAATGTGCGGTTCTATTAGTGCCACGATCACTACCTCTAGTGGTGCGGGATCATGCAGCGCTAGTTTGACTAAAGGTTATATGTTTGGCGGTGAGACGAATGGTACTACCGGCAACGGTTCTACTATTATTAATGCTTTAACTATTTCCGGAGAGATGACGGCCGTTCTGGCGGCAGTAATTACAAATGCGGTTAACAGGAACGCATGTACGGTATCGACGACAAACGTATGGGTAGCGGGTGGGGTGAATGTATCTGGGACTTTTTTTTCTACTATTGATAGTTTTGTGTTTTCTGGAGAGACGATATCGAGTGGAGCATCGTCTCTCTCGGGAATTAGAGCGGGAATGACGGGCACGCAAATATGAATAAATTAATTATAGGTAAAGATGCGCTAGCCGAAATAGAACAGGCGATGTTTAATGTGCCGTTCGGCAATTCGTCTTTTCAAAATAATTATTTAATAAATAGCTTTGAAACCGGTTCGCGGAAATACCGTCATATATTATTGCAGATGCAGCAGAAATTGAAAGCATTAAAAGACGCTGAGTTTTCCCATAAACGAAATCAGGTTAAGATTCTAGAATTAGAATTCAAAATCGCTAAAGCCAAGGGGTTTACAAAGACGCTACTCGAGATAGACTTAGAGGAGAAAAAGTGGGGCATCGATTTCTCTAAAAAGCTTATTGAGGATGCGATTATTGAACTCAATGATTTCTATAAAGCCTTCTCACAGCTTCACAAATATACCCGAGAGGAATTTGAGGCTGAAGAAAAGGAATACTGGTCTAAGCGCCTGACCAAGGAAGCGCAGTTGTCGATTTCCGCCACAGGCAGGATAGATGTGGGAACGCAATCGACTCTCTTGCAAATTGGAATAGATCCCATATCAGCACAACAAGAATTATCTGTGGTAAACATCGATGCTATCAACAAGATTAAAGAAGAAATGTTAAGATTGTCGAAACTTAACGAGGTTAATAAATTATGAAGGCTCATCACATAGGATTAATCGGAATGCTTACTCTGGCGCCCGGCTACTATGCTACGAAGCAGGCAATAGATTTTTTTTATACTCGACGCGAGGCCTATGAAGAGCTAGCGCGCATTCATGAGAGCGAGCAACAGATGCACGTCGAATCGCGCGAAAACGCCAAGGCGCTGCTCGAGTGGATGCAATCAGTGGATGTCCGAATTATGGCCGTAG